TTACCGATCCGCCCTTAGGTGGCGCTCCAGGCTTCACTTGGGCTACCCAAAGTTACGGGGAGTTCAAGTGTCGCATGTTAGGTGGTATCCGTTCGGACGCCGATCCCGATGGCAAGATCTCCTTAGGTCAAGCCTGGCAGTTATACCCTGATAAGTGGGTACCCACTGCCTGGGATTTGCTTCCGTTCTCATGGCTGGTAGACGAGTTCGTCAATGTTGGCGAAATCTACCGGGGATTATCTTTTCTTTCGTCGAAGCTTGCGTGGGGTTGCAAAACCACACGTACGGTGTATGCTCGCAACTGGCGTTTAGTCAGTTGCAGTCCTGCACCTTCTCCAGGGCCCGGATGGACCCAAGTCAGACGCGAGGCAGATGTCCAAGGCGGTAACGGGTATCAGAATACGACCGTTGTGAACCGTTCGGTGTTGGGTACAGATGACTTGCTTCCTCGGGTACAGTTCAGTATCCCGACAAGCAAGTATCCATACTTCAACATCGCTGCGGTTCTCTCTCAACGGATTCGTAAACTGACTCCTTTCTTTTAATGTAGTCCTTCCGTGGGGTAATCCACATGTCCTTCTCAGTTTCCTCGCCTGTTACAGGCGGGGCCCAGACAGGATTTACGTCTCCGACGTATACCCTTGCTACCGATACTGCTCCGTCTAATAACGGAAGGCAGTATGCTGTATCCGCCATTGGCGGAACGCAGGCTGGCGTTGACTCTTCGTCGTCGCCGAGCCGCCCGTTCACCGTTACGCTGACGAGGCCTGCCGTTTTGCGGCAGCTCCCGGCAGTTAATGGTGCTACTGGGATCCTTCCCAATGTACCTCGGAACACGTTCAAAATTATTGGACGCAAAGGAGTTACTCCGCTGGCAAACCAGGCTGCCCAGATATTTAATATCACGGTCAGCTATGATGTGCCGGCGGGCTCCGATGTGGCCGATACTGCGAACGTGCGAGCTCTTGCTTCGCTGGTCCACGGCGTAATTGCCCAGATCAGTGCGAGCATCGGTGACACTCTTGTCACCGGGGTGATCTAACCATGTGGGCTAAGGTTAGCCAATATTGGAAAGACCACCATGGAGCTATCCTTGGTGCGGCTATCGTGGTTGCAAAGTCTGGCGCACTCGGAAAGGGTGTGTCAGCTCTCGCAGCTGCGCTTGCTGCACTTTGTGGGGTTCCCGTAGGGTAACCTACGTCCCTCCATTTGTCGTTGGGTTGGGAGGTTAGCAACATGGGCCTTAGTCCTGATGCTCTTTACCATGCCATTTGCTCAGATGTAAGCCACTTAGCCCTTAGGGGTAACCCTGAGGACTATGTTGGGCTCTCTTATAAGCAGTACGCGGCGACTAGCCTTACGTACAATATTGTACGCAAGTGGATCCCTTCGGATCCTACCCTAGCTGACGCTGCTGCCTATGAGAGCTTTGTAGCGGCTAATAACCGATGCAAAGAGTGGGTACTCCCTGATTTGAGTCTTATGGACTCGATGATCCTCGCTAAGATGCGAAAGATCATAGATGATTTTTGTCATCCTCAGGGGGAGCTTCTCGTTCAGTCCTATTATGACCTTCTTAGAAGGTCTAGGCCCGGGCCTGGAGCTGCTATTGGTGCTATTGGTACTTCGTTCTATACGAAGTTCATGGCATCGCGCTTAACCGTTACATCCGAGTACCTGTACCATATGTACAGGTCCTATACTGAGTGGTTACCGTCCTATGGTGAGGCGGAGGAATACCGCCGCCAGAAGATGGGGAGCCACAGTATAGTTAATGGAAGTAGATGTAGCTTCGTGCCAAAGACGAGTGCTACAAGCCGGATGATTTGCGTCGAGCCTTCGCTGAATATGTTTTATCAGCTTGGGCTAGGCGCGATCCTGGAAGACCGTCTTCGTCAGTCCTTTGGGATTGACTTGACCATTCAACCAGAGATCAATCAACGGCTTGCGAGGGTGGGCTCTTTAGACGGTAGTTTGAGTACTATCGATCTGTCGAGTGCCTCTGACTCTATCTCTTTACGCCTCGTTGAGAACTTGTTCCCTAGGTGGTTCTTTGAACTCCTCTTGAGCCTGCGCTCACGATGTGTGGATATAGATGGAAAGTCACACCCTTTGTGGATGATATCTACGATGGGGAATGGTTTTACCTTCCCCTTGCAGACTGTCATCTTTTCGGCACTGTTGAAGGCTGTCTCTGATTTCCATCAAGGACAGCATTGTGGCACGGGGACCTTTTCGTGTTTTGGGGATGATCTCATCTGTGAAAGCTTTTGCTTTCCTACAGTTGTGAGAGTCCTCGGGCACCTAGGTTTCCGTGTTAACACTTCAAAGACCTTTACTCAGGGTCCGTTCCGTGAGTCCTGTGGTGCCGACTGGTTTCTTGGCCAGTCGGTCCGTCCAGTCTTCGTTAAGAAGTTGGCGACTCCATCGGACTTGCTTGTCACCATCAACCGTTTAAACGCTTGGACGGC